CTATCTCAGCTACAAGTTGAAACTCTCCCTTTGAGGTAGAATCTCTAAAGTATATCCTGCCTCCAGTAATTCTTTCGTCATATCCATGCGAAGCTGCAATAGACAGAGTAAGTCTATTATTAGCAGAAACAGTTGTTAGTCCAGTCATTACTGTAGGTAGCGATTCTTGAACACCATCATAAATAAATGTTTGAGCAAACTCATATGTACCAGCTGGTATTGTTCCATCACTACCAGATGCTAAAACTTGAACATTGAAACCTAAACCAGCATCTGGAAATATGTATAGCTTTACATCAGAACCAGCAGCATTCCAAGTTTTAGAAGAATCTATTACTAGCGTATTATTATTTGTTCTAGAAGCTATTCCTACTGTATCAGTTCCAGCTGAATTAACAATAGTATACAAACCAGTGTCTAGCTGAGTATCAGAACCAGAAGTATTTCCAGTATCAGTTATATTGTTAGCTAGTGTAACTGTAGTTCCACTCGCAACTCCTTCAAGAGTGTCTTCAAAACCAAGAACGGCAAGATTTAATCCAGTTGCAGCTGTACCAGCAAATGGTTGTTTTGGTGGAGCATCAGATACTACCCACTGATTTACTGTTTGGGCACTACCTCCACCAACATTTAACTGGCTTAGGCTATCATCTAGCCATAATTTTTTATTTACATGACCAAACCATTTTACGCTATTACTAACAGTAGAATTGCTAACTACATTGGTATCGCAGACTCTTACTGCACCATCAGCTAAATCGTAAATTACTTTTCCATTTGCAACGCTACCCAAATCTATAGCTTCCGAAAAACTACCACTACCATCAGCTACATCTATTCTAGTGTCAGAAGTAGCATCTGTATCAGCCAAAAACGTCTTTATTGTAGATGTATTAGTTCCAGAGCCACTAACTCCAGTATAGTCCATTCTAGCTTGGAACAAACCAAATCCAGCCTGAGACGCATCTAAGCTAGGAGCTGTGTAGTCACTTGTATTGTCTGTAACTTTACCAGATGACTTTACTACTCCAAACTCATCTACAATAACATTATTAGCTTGTGCTAACTCATTATCTGCAATAGACCTTGCGTTAGTTTTGGTGTTTAAACCACCATCAAATCGTGTATATGTTTTAAATTGTTTAGGCATTATTCCTTTATTTCGAAATGTACTAAATCATCAAACTTATTATCTTTGGTCTTGGTATCCATATCCCAGTCTCCACCCCATCTTATCTTGAGTCCCATCTGTCTAGCAATTCCAAGAACATAGCCGCCAAAGTAATGAAACCTATCCCTATCATCCCAGTCAATAGGATAAGGAGCAACATCAACAGCAATACTGGGGCTTTTATTATGCTTACCATTCGGGAACTTAAGTTTACTATTTCCTTTATTATATGCCGCATCTTGAGCCTTTTGTCCTCTATGACCTTCTAATACTGTGCAATCAAAACCTTTCACAACCTCATGAAATAATTCAACTAGTCTTTCATCGCAAGTATATAGCTTGTTTTTGCTTTTTGTGCTAAATCTAGGCATTACTTACCTTTAATTAAACCTTCTATTAAGTCGGTAACAACATCAACACACTTCTCAAAAAAGATTTGTTCTTTATCTTCGCTTACAAATGGAATATCAATCTTCTCATTAATCTTTGTAGCGATTGTCTTAGCCATTTCGTCTGAAGTAAGCTGATCAACCATTTGTTTTTTAATTGAATCTGCTTGACTTTCAGCCGCAGCTACTAACATTTCTTTTAAACCCATTATTTTCTCCTAATCTCATTATTTGTTTTAACTATTAAATATACTAAAGTTGCAATAGATACAGCCATTTGCAGTAACATTGGTAAGTTGACCCACCAAACACCTACTCCAACTACACCGTTAACTACTGCTTTAGTTGAATCTATCATTCTATCAACCAGCCTTTCCATTAATACGACCTTTAAGGTACGCTAAATCATCGGTTACATCGTTTAACTCTTTAACTATATCTTCTCTATGCCTCTGTCCTATTTCGTCTGACTTATTCCATCTCTCTATTAACTTTATAGTTATTCCCTCTACATTTTTTATTGTAGATTCCATCTTAGCTATTGCTTGTCTTATGTTATCTAAGTCTTCATTTTGAGCTCTTTGACTCTTCATTAGATTAACTATCATCATAACAAACAATGTTACAATAACACCTACAGCACCGTACTCAGCATATGTCTCAATCATTTAATACTTTCTTAGTCGCTTTTAAACCAATTAAAAATAAAAATCCAAGCATTACTTGCAGGAGCATCTCTTGTCTAATGCTAAATGCAACTACAATAGACATAATAAATTTTCCTGCAAGAATTGCTTTATCAATCACTACTTCCCAACAATCTTTTGGGCTTTATTGTGTGACTGTTTAAAGGTTTTACCCTTTCTCATTTCTGATGCCATCATTGACAAGTGCTTTTTAGTATGATGAACCTTATGTTTCTGCATTTGTTTTTTTTGCATAGCAGATAATCCATTAAGGTTTACATTCTTTAAGTTCTTAGCCATGCTACCAACTCTTCTTTCTAATCCAAAGTATAAAAAACATACTAACCCTTACTAGGCTCTTGTTCTTTATTGTAGGGATATTTAGATGCTTCAGCTAACGAAGCTTTAAGACCATCTATAAACGCTTGCCTTCCAAACTGTAGTTGCTGAATATTAAATGTTGATGTATCAATTTTTCTGTTTAAATCTGCAATGTGATTGACCATTGTTTTTTGGTCATCGTTCATTGAATTGATATCGTACTCTTTCCCATCAAGGTTTAACATTGGGGCATTTTCTTTTTTATTTTCTTTTTTAGCCATTATATTTCCTTATTTTCTTTTTAATCCTAACTTTTGCATTAGGGTTTTGTTTTCTTCCTCTAGTTTCTGTATATGCTGCGATTCCATTCCTTCAACACTAGCAGTTAACACAGTAACTTTATCTTCCAAATCTTCTATTCTTCTCTCTTGCTCTGCAAATTTCATTTGCGCTTGATACCAAGAGCCAGTAACAATAGCTATTAATATACCTGCTTTAATTAATAAAGCTACGCTAATATGTACTTCGCTATTTGCGTTAATTCCCTTGCTCACTTTGCATACCAATCAATAGATTCTTTAACATCATTTGTTTTTAAATCAAGTTCTCCATCAAAATTTGCTTTCCAAACTTTTACTTTTTTACCATTTCTAAATAAAACTACACTAGGAAAGTTTCTTAATCTTAACTTTCTAACAGTCTCAGGAACTTTTTTTGAAGGTATAATCATCATCTGAGTTCCCTTGTAAGCACTATCACCTTCTACGATAAACTTACCTTGATAGAATTTTTGCTTATTATCATTTGACCATTCAGCTGTAAACCTTACTAAATGCATTCCTTTATAGATAGCACCATAGAAATTTTTATCAGTTACCTCTTGTTGACCAAAAGCTAATGCTAATAACAATAAAAATCTCATCTTACTTTAATCCTTAAATCAATTACTTGTTGTCTTAAATTTTTAATCTCATCTTGCATTTCTTCAACTATATCGTAAATCTCGTCTTGTGTTTCCTGAAGATTACCAACTTGTTGCTTGTATTGTTCGTAACTTGGACTCCAATTATATCCTTCTGCTTTACTAGGGTATTCTTGAGAAAATAAAGACACAGGAACAGGTAGTTCTTTAGCTTCTTGAATATCTGCTTGTAGCATATACCACATTCCAATAAGACTACTAAGACCCATTCCTCCAGCTATCATAGTTTGTAAGGACAAAGTAAACTTTGAACCCAATATCTTTTCTTCGCTTATTTCTTTATTCATTTTTTACATCCACAACAACAACAACAATCATTCTTCATCTTCTGTCCTTGGTTTTGGTTTAGGTTTTGGTTTTTTATTAATTACAATACTTTTAGTATAAACAGGTTTAATAAAATCCTTTGTATCCCAATATCTATAATCATTTGTGTTCCAACCTATTGCATACGCATTAGGCATATAACGATGTTTAAAAGCTGAGGTATTATAAATATTTACTACTTTACCACTATCTGAGTAAGTAATAGTTTGATATGGTACTGGTTCACCTAAGTCAGAACCACTGATCATCATACCTATTGCTAATCCTATTATAAATTCAATCATTAATTACTACCATTGTTAATTCTTTGTGCATCTATATACAGTCTATTAAAGTCCATTG